CAGCGCCGGTCCCCAGCGGGACGCAGCCTCATAGGAGAGCAGTGCTCCGATAACAGGTCCGGGAGTGTCGCGGGTGATTCTCGCGAGCAGCCCGGTCCCGCCCTGGACGGTGGACAGCAGATCCTGCCCGACCCCGGGGAGGTTGGGCGCAACATTCAGCAGGGTGTTCCCGATATTCGCCCCGATGTCCCCGAACTGGCGGAGGTATTCGGGACCTCCTCCGAGAGCATCGGAAAGCCTCTTCCCTGTTCCGCCTTTAGTGAAGTTGATCGCCATCTGGGCAAATCCCCGGTCCAGCATGCTCAGGGTGTTCGTGCCCATGTCGATGAAACCCTGACCGCCTCCGCTCTGGAGGATTCCCAGGAGACTCCCTGCGATATCATACCCGGCACCCTGCGCCCTGTCCTGAGCTGTCTGCAGTGCCGTCCCGCCCCCGAGGAATTTCCCTGTGGTCATATTGAAGGCATCCCCGAGGGCTTCACTCGTGGTGAAAATCGCCTTGTATCTCGGGACCATTGCCTCAATCGACTGCACTCCGACAAGGGCAGCCGCACCCGCTGCGGTCAATGCAGGGACAACAGTGGCTGCAACCTCGGCGGTCATCATCCCCCAGAAGCGGACAGCATTCCAGCCTCCCCCTCGCCAGGGGACAAAACTCCCGCCGCCGCCCCCGGAAGGACTGCCGGTCCCGAAAATCGTGCGAGGATTAATGCCGCCGTCACCGCCGCCGCCTGCTGCCATGCGGGCAGCCATGATGGCTGCGGCACCTCCGCCACCGCCACCCCCGCCCCCGCCTGCTGCGCTGGCAATAGCGGCATCGATGATGCCCGCGCCATCCCTGTTCTTGCCTCGTGTCGCTGCAGCAAGATAATCAGAGGTTCCCTTATGGATAGCCGCAATACTGGTAGCAGCATCGTCAGCTTCTTTCCTGACCGCTTCCAGCTTTTTACGGTAATCATCAAGGGCTCTTGAGCCTGATGCTATCGAGGTAGTAGTATCGTCATGCGTCCGACCCAGCTCCCTGACCATGATCGCCTGATCGCGGGAGGCATTCTGAAGGTTGGCATACATGTGCACTGCGTCTTTGACAGCCTCAGTATGCTCTATGACTGAAGCGGAACCCTCCCTGTTAGCCATGACCATGGAACTCATGTCGTTCCTGAGATCAATGTTGATCTTCATCATTTCTCTCTGGGAGGCAATCATGTCATCGATGGCGGTCCTGTTTTCCTTCGCCATCTTGATAGCCGCAATGACAACCTCGTCAGCGGCTCTCGTATATCCGCTGCTGTCAGCGTCAAAACGCTGAGTTACATCAGGTAGACCGCCAGCCTTAGGCATGATTCACCTCCTTTTTACGGGTCGTACGGCTCGAATGCTTTGATACCGTGATCACGCAGTGATCCGTCGTCAACGGACTCATCTACGGTCGGTTCGAGGAATGGATGCTCAGGGGATTCGAGGAACGTGTGATACCAGGCTCCCCCGGAGTCACGCCACTGGAGGAATTTCTTTCCCACCGGCTCGATGGTGCACCCGTATTCAAGAATCCGGGAGTAGTCAACCCGGTTTCCCACCCACGCGGATGCTTTCCCTCCGCTCCCGTACGAGGGCTTGTAGAACATCCCCCGGGCGAGCTTCCCGGTACCACGCGCAGGAGGCTCCCCCGGGCGAGTACGGTGCCATGCGCCTGATCCGTGGCTTGATCTGGTCAGGGTGTCTTTCGCGGTACGTTCGGAGATGAATTTCGCCATTGCGGTAGCGGCGGCAGCGGCACCCCCGTGCGTTCCGGCAGCAATCGCCTTCCAGACATCTATGTTTTCCTCGAAAGAAGCCACACTTACCGATTAGCCATCCTCTGAGCCAGCTCCGCGACAGCTGGTCCCATGTATTTCTCCGCGACATTATCAATACTATATGTTTCCGCGAATTCCCGCAGCTGCTTGCGGTCAATGTCACGGTTATCGTACGACTCGGTGAAGGCGTCAACCATTTGCTGAATATCAGGGCGGATCCACCAGCCTTTATGGACGCCATTCCAGAACGGGGTCCCGTCTATCTGGATCCCGTACGGGTTGAGTTCTTCCATGGAGGATGCCTTCGTGGTGATCACCGGGGTTCCGCAGGCTTGCGCCTCCATGATAGGGAGACCGAACCCTTCCGCGTACGTGCATGCCGCGAGCACGTCGATCGCGTGATACCAGTCTGCGAGTTCTTTCTGTGACACCATTCCCGCGTGATAGTGATACTGGTCAGTAACCCGTATCCTGTCGGTGATCCCGAGGGATTCCGCGAGGAATTCCAGATCCTGACCTCCCTCGCTGTGAACCCCTGCGTGAACCGCGAGGATGGCATCCGGGTGATCAGTGAGGAACTTCGCGAAAGCCAGGAACATCTCCGGGGCTGCCTTACGTACCGCATCGTTGTTCGCGGCATTGACCCCTATAACGAACTCATCCTGCCGCAGACCGAACTTCTCCCGGATGGCTACCTTATCACCTCCCGGGGCATAAAGGTCCGTGTCGATCCCGTGAGGGACATACAGGGGGTTAAGCCCGGCGTCGGTGAACCTGTCCTTCCCGAAAAGGCTCATCGCGATCACCTCATCCCCGGTGGCATCCACGATGCTCTTGTCCGCAGCGGACATGGGACGGCAATCACACGGGAGCCAGTGAGCTACCGGGAGTTCCCGCAGGAGATTCGGGTCCATCACCCAGATATCCCCGAGAGTGATTATGATATCGGGGTTGAGGGCTTTCGCGTGCTCATAGAGACTGGCAGAGCAGTACGCGTGCCCGAATCCGGGGAGCACGGGGATTCCGTGCCATTCTGTCGGGCTACCGCTCAGTCCCCAGTAGGAGCTGATCGCGACCTCGTGACCCATTTCGATCAGTTTCCGTGTCCAGATTGCGGTCTGGTTCCCGTAACCCGAGGGAGCCCAGGGTGCGGTGGAATGCCAGAGAATAGAACTCACGTGCGGCTTCTTCCTTTTAGTTATTCGTCTTTCGGGGCAAGCTGAACTGCCGCCCTGCCTTTCGCTTCCATGGTGAGCGGAAGCCAGTGTGCCTGCTCCAGGGTCAGTTCATCGACCTGCTGAGGGGTCCAGCGGAAATTATCCGCGAACCAGTGATAAGTCCACATAACGTCAGGAAAACCTTCCGGGCTTTCCGGGGCGAACTTCTGATCATGCCCGTTCGCGGAGAATATGAAAATCTGCGTTAGTCGCTGGACGGCTTTTTTGGGTCTGCCGCACCTACGGCACCGCGACCGGCGATCTTATCCATGAGAGGCTGCACAGCTTCTTCCAGGGCTGCGTAATCGTCCAGGTCCATCTGATCCCCGATGATCACGTCAGCAGCCGCGAAATGATTCTGGGCTGGCACCGGGACCGGATAGGACCAGCTGGTGATGATCCTCCCGAGCAGGGCGTTCCGCATGTCATTCTGCATCGCGAGGAAACTAGTCGAGTTTCCTTCCTCGCGGATGTCAACTTTCGCTACTTCCTGTACTGCGAACCGGTCGATAACTTTCAGCTGGTCCCTGTATTCTACCCACGCTCCGCTAGGAAGCTCGATACGAGGCATTCGCGTCTCCTTGATTGGTTGTTACAAGAAAAAGGGCAGCAGCAAGAAAGAAATCCTGCTGCTGCCCTTCTGTGAAAAAACTGCTAGTACGTGGGAGTGCTGTTAATCAGGGTGACCGTCCCCGGTCCGAGTCCTCCCGAGCCCCCGATGTCCGTCGAGTTGGCGACACCTTCGAAACTGTTTCCGTATCCGATGAGCAGCTTATTCCGCATGATCTTCGACTTAACGTTTGCCACCTGGTTCGCGTTGAACGTGAGGGTGAAAGGCGTTCCCGCGTTGGGGATGCCCGCGTTGGTCACCGAGATGCTCATCGGAGCCTGCGCGTTGAGCAGCATCAGGTCCAGCGGAGCCTCAGAGTTCGTGGGATCCCACTGGATACTCCCGTCCATTGTCAGCGGTCCGCGACCGATAATGAACGGCTGCTGCGTTCCCGCGACAATCCAGTACACCTGGGTTGCACGCTTGAAGCTGACATCAAACTCCCCGATACCTGAGTAAGCTCCCGTGCTGCTTACAGTGTTACCCGCGACGACAACCGTGGAGTTCCAGTTGGGGATAGGGCGGGAGTTTGTCGTGGTATTAGTTACCGCGTTAGTCGCGACAGTGGAAATCCACGAATCACCCATCATCTTGATGTTCAGCAGCTGCTCCGCGTTCCCGGAGAAGTCCAGCGACTTAAGTACCCCGGAGGGGTACTGCCGAGCCCCGAAAGTGTTCGTCGGGGCAGTCCCGTAAGTAGCGCTCGTGAATACGTTGACTATGTTGGTTACATCCGTGAATGTGTGAGTCGGAGGCTGTGCGCCGTACGCTCCCCCGTATCCCAGGGGAGTGTTCAGTGCCGCGAAACGGTGGGTGAATGTGGTACCGGCACAGAAACTGAACACGGTGTTTCCTGCCGCAAGACCCGAGTTGTGAGCGAAACGCAGCGGGGTGTTCGCGAACCCGATAGTGGATGCGGCAGTGTTGCTGATGATCACCACTTCGTTAAGATACGAAGCGGGTGTGTTAGTGGTGAGCGCAGTTCCCAGCTGGATAGCAGCACCCACGGTGAACTGCGAGGGAACAGCGCTCACAGTGGCGACTGTCGCCCCTACCGCCAGCGAGCTGGAAACCGTCGTCGGGTTGGACACCGAGTTGCAGGTGGTGGAAAGGTCCCCGAAAACGTTGTCAAAGAAATATCCGTGGGAATCCAGGAAGTTAGGTCCCCCGAAAGAGAACGTACCCTGGTTAACCCCGATAGTCTTGTAAAACAAGTCCGTCATGCTTCCCCTGATGGCTTTATCATCAAGGAAATGCGGGGTGTCTTCTGGCTCGAATGAATTCTGATCCAGCGGGTGCGTGATAACCGGGTTTACCGGGGTGCCCGCTGTCAGTTCACGGGCAATCCCCAGCCAGGACAGGACGCCAGGGTACACGTTCGGTGTGCCAAGAGCCACACAACTCCTTCTGCCCTGTTAGTGGGCTCTATGCGTTAAACAGTTCCCAGATAGAAACATTAACCAGAGCGTCATATCTTTTACGCCGCTGGTCAGCGAGAGATTCGATACCGGTCCGGTATGTCATCTGCTCTCCGGTATTGTAGATCGTGGAAGTCAGGTTCGTGTTCGGGTCAGTGATGTACGCGGGATTCGGGAGGGAAAACCTCAGCGCGAACATTACCGCGTCCACCATTCCCGGGAAAATCGGGTCCTGCTGCGTACCCGAGCCCCCGGAGGTCCATGTCATGTAAATATCAGTGCGGTGCAGGATTCCCTTCGTGCCCGAGGAGGTTCCCACCCCTGTATTCCGGGGGATCGTCCCCCCCAGCTCACTTGAACGATTCTCGTCCCCGTCCGAAGGCCATATGTAAATGGCAGGGATTGATGTCTGGATCCTCGGGTCAGGAGGGGTAATGAAAGCCTGCGCGTCAGGGATCCCGTACGGCATAGGGAGACCGTCAAGGAGGGACACAAGGAAAGACTGAACCGCGACAATTGACATGGTTCACCTGTATCCCTTTATATTAGCACGAATAAGAAAACTAGCTAGCGCGACGCGCTTTCTGCGCACGCTGCGGAGCCTGCGCCCTGCCATTCCCGTTCGCACCCTGGGTAGAGGAGAAATACACCTGCGAGACAACACCCTGCCTGCGTGCCCGGGTATGAGCGCGCCTGCGGCAGCGTACCGCCTGTGATCTGCGTGTCTGCATCATTAGACAGTCCTCCGGTATGGTGAGCAGAGAAGCTCAGCCTCAGTATTCAATCCCACGATATCCCCGCCAGTTCCCTGTGAATGTCCCCCGATGTCATGAATCGTCGTTGAGGTGGCACCACGGGTAAGAGCTTCAGCTGTCGCGAACAGGATGCAGGCTTCCTCGATCGCGGCAGGGAGGGTGCTGACGATAATCCCCGCCTGATGCGGATATGCGAGCGGTTCGGCAAGAGTCAGGATGCCCGGACCTGTACTTGCGGAGGCGGCGGTTACCCGGACGGCTTCCTGCTGTCCCGCGTCTTTGATGATCCCGGTAGCTCCGGTGTATGTCCCGAAATAGTTGGTGATCGCCCATCCGGTGCAGTCATCTACGGGGAGCGTCGTGGAACCTGCGTCTATGAATTCATCGATCTCTGCGTGAGGCCACCCGTTAATATAGGTGGTTTTGACAGCCCATCCGTTACGCCCGTACTGCCAGTTAATATAGCCAGGAGCTACCAGGATTGCCTGAGAACCCTGAGCGGTGCCCCCGGGTGATGTACTCCCGTACAGTCCGATGGGAGGCTGCTCAGGCTCGTAGAGTCCTGTGGGGAGGGAGGTCCACTGTCGAGGCCACAAGTTGTTGGGGCAGGTTTCGACGTTCAGCACTTCCAGTACAGGCCACCGGGAGAGGATGATGCGGGAGTTGAACCCGGAAAGCCCCCAGTAGGGACTTGCGGACTGTCCTCCAGCTCCGGGACCGGAGGTGATGCGGAAGTCAGGTCCGTGCAGCAGCTCGACATCCATGGTGGCACGGAGAACCTGGTTGCAGTAATTGTCCACTTTCGAGGTTGCCCTCGCGCACATATTCCAGATTTCAGCCTGCGTCTGGGCAGGGGTGGCGTCATCCCAGGGAGTTATCGAGGTCCAGTCAATCCCTGTGGGTGCCTGCTGGAGTGTCACAGCGGAAATATAAGGAGCAAGCCCCCTGGAGATGGGTGATGCCATCAAAACACCCTCCCCTGATAGTCCTGTTGTTTAAGGATAGCGTTTAGCTGCTGTCTTCGGAAGTGTTCTCGTCTTCTTGTTCTTCTTTAAGCCACTTCTCGATCAGTCTCTCCCGGGTTTTCCCTGTGATCAGGTGACCCATCACGGAGTCCACTATCTGCGCCATGGTTCTCCTCTGGCAGTTCGATCCGTACGTCGCTTTTCTTGCCTAGTCTCTCGCACTTGTAGCAGAGATAATAATCCCCCTGCCATCTCGCGTGCTTCAGGCAGATATCGCCGCGACATGACTCGCATTGCGCGATAGGAGCAGCACTCCGGGCTGAGCGTCCGCGACGGGGACCGCCGCATTTGATGCACAACCCGGGTGCTCTGCTCAATAGGACTCCTATGTAGTAAGCCTTGCGATAAGCTCGTCTTTCTTGCCTTTATCGGAAAGACCCGCCTCGCGGCATCTAGCTTTCAGGGTCGCGATATGCAACCTGTTCAGGGGAATATCATCCACGGTCGCGGTGATTTCCTTCTGCTCGTTCATGGAGATTCCGCATTCACCGCAGAACTTGACGCCAGCGGTATTGTCATGCCCAGCAGGGCAGATGACACTCCCGTGAATCACCGCATCGTTCAGTCCGGACTTCTGCAGGAAGAACAGGACATCGGGGCGGGTGGTAACGTCAATCCCTGCGGATTTCAGTGCGATCAGGGATTCAAGGGCTTTCAGCTGCTGTTCTCCGCGTTCCTTGATGACGTGATTGACCTGGATTTCATCAGGAGTCAGCGGGACAGTATCAGGGGTACTCGACCACATCGGGTCCGCGTCGGGGACGCGTTCCTGTCTTGAGGGAATACCGGCTTCCTTGTTCCCGGGGATTGTCCGCAAGACTTTCGGCTTGCGATCCCCTTTCAGGTGCCCCTCGCAAAGGGGGCAGGTAAGCTTGAATTCTTCACTGGGGGCTCCGTTACGCACGGGTCGGGAATGCGTTTCGCCGCACCCTCCGGACGTAACCGGAATAGAGACGGAACATACGTCTCTGCGGGCATAAAGAACCACGTTAAATCACCTTTCATCAAGGAACGTAATGTCCTTCTAGTTTATTTTTTTCCATTTCAGATTCGGGAACAGTATCCGCCCCGCATTTAGGGCAAGTCCTCGTCCAGGAATGATGGATCGTGTTACTGGGGCAGCTCGGGCACCACCTGCCCTGCGGACCGCCTTTGATGTACAGCTTCTCCGGACCGGCGTCCACGAGCCCGCCTTGTGCGTAATTGTTGTTCTTCAATGCCGCGAGGTGATGATCCGCCACATCTACGAAAGTTCCTGGTTTTGCCACGTACCTTGTCCCGTCCTGCGCCTTGAAACCCATGCAGCCAGGGGGAAGATTAACCCTCGTCACCGAGTTTTTACCCTTCAGTGGAAATGATGTAATTAACCGGGATCGTAGTAGAGGCAGTGTTCAGCCCGAATACGGTCGCACCCTGGGAACTCGGGAAAGTCTCGAACATTGTCGGGCTGGTCGCTACCCCGTATCCGTTACTTGCGGTAAGCCTTGAGCTTGTCCCGAGATACAGCTGTCCGGTGGCTGCCGTGGAATAAAATGTGACACTGCATGCGCCCGGAGGGA